TACCACCGTCCATTTTAATAACAATATCCTCTTGTTGCTGGACATTTTGGACAATAGTGTCTAAATCGCCGGCTAAGCGGGTCATTACTTGTGCTAGGCTGTCCGCTAACAAAGTAGCCTCTTCTATACCGATATTGACATTTTTTTGACCTGATTTTCGTGCAATACGAGCCTTTTCGAGGTACAATTCAATAGGTAATGTGTTTAGTGGTTGAGTCATAGGTCCTTGCTTACAGAGTTTAGAACAGTACGCATTTCGATCTCAGTCTTAAAAGGACCTTGAAACGGATAGCGTTCTAATGTAATTAGCTTAGGACAAAAACTTTTAACCCAACCTTTACGGAATTGAATAACATAGTAACCTGCACAATAAAGACTTTTACTCTTGTTACTTTTAGCATAAATTGGTAAACGCTTTTGAACATTCCATAAAGGACCAAATGCTCTTCCGTTTACTGGAAATCCGTAGATGTCTGTTGTGGTTTCTTTTTCTTTAGCCTGCTTTTCTTTTTTAAGAATTGACTCATCGAGTGTAATACCAAACCGTTCTTTAATTTCAGTTAGGTCGTGTACCTCAATTTTCTGACCTTTGCATAAAAGACTAAATCCTTTTTTCTCTCGACTTAGTGTGGCAAATTTCTCACCATTATTTTCTAGAATCCAAAATTTATTTGGAACTAATATTTTTGCTGTTGTAATCATGTGTGTCTCCATGCATGTGGGTTGTTTTGCTTTGCAGGTATCAATGTATTGACACTTCATTGATGATATCTTGCATTAAGCGGTTCTACATAAGAAGTTACTTGCTCGGAAATTTTAACAAGATCGTAAGATCCACAAAACTTCATAAGCCTAATACCTACTTGTGCTATATTTTTCTCTTTATCGATTTCTGCTTGAATAGTTTCAGTAATCAATGTTTTAATATTTTCTGGCTGTGCTGTAAGATCGCAAAGCGTTACATTACGGTTATAGTCGTCTAGTACACGATGTTCTTTACCTTCATGATCTACCCACTTTTGTAACATCATATTGTTCCAAGACCATCCTTTTGAGTTTCTGTCAGCGTAGGCCTCCTGGAGACCAACTTTATTCTTTGACCCTTTAGTACGTACTCCCGGATATGCAGAAAATACATTATCGGATGTGTCTCCACGCATACACTTCTCAAAGAGTAACCATGCTGGGTCCGGTGCGCCTTTGACTTCACCAGTTTTCTTATCTTTAACAGGTTTGCCCTTGTCATCAAAGTATCCTTCGTGTGTAGTTGTAACAGCACTTACACCATTATATTGTTTTACGTTAGGAGCAATTAGTTGTGCAAAATCGCCATCGGTTGAAATAATAACATGATTATCATTTGGATGAGCTTGAATAAAACCAGCAATCAAATCGTCAGCTTCTAAATTAGGATGCTGTAATACTGTACAGTTAGTTTTATCTATAATGAACTCTTTAAAGTCATCAAACGTTTCCCAAAAGACTTTATCTTCTTCTGCATCACGTGGACTTAGTGCATCTCGAGCAACTTGTCGATTGCGTTTATACGGCTCATAAAAGTCCTTTCTCCATGAGCGACCTTCTAAACAGAAGATGACATGTTTCCCATCAAAGTCTTTCCAAGCCTTGCGTACACTACTCAAAAGAGTATGTAGACTCATGCCCACTTTTTCTTCAATTTCTCCGCGAACAACGTGTCGCGCACGAAAAAATGTATTTGCTGTGTCTACCAAAATATAGGTCATTAACTTACCTCTGTTCTTCCATTACCAAGATTATTAACATTAATGTATCCAGAACCTCTACGATCCATACCGGGTACATTATCTTCACTGCCTACTTCACGACATAAATCGCTGAACCATTGATCTACGATTTCTTCTTCTGTTACGCCTGTGTAACCGTTGTTACGTAACATTAACACAAAATACTCGTTCCAGTCAAGCTCAAAAAATCCATTCTTTGGGCTTTCTGGATTAACGTGGGTTTGTAGTACGGCTACCCAAGGTTCCTTTTTAGCATTGGCCGCTTCCTTTGGATCCAACGGCGCCGCTTCTACTTTATATTTTTCTGCTTCTTTTTGTTTTTTTGACTTAAACAAGTCTTTTAATTTTTTTAACATATTATGTCCTTGTTAACTGCCACTTCATAAATTCAAACTTTTCAATGTAGTAATCTTCAATTACAGGGTCGCCCGGTCCAGTAATTACTCTAGTACCTTTATAACATCTTTTACCCCAAAGTTTCTTTCCTGTTAAATGGCAAGTTTTAGGTAAAATGCAAAGAATTAATCTCCAGTCTCTAGCACGACTTAAGCTCCATAGTCCCTCATGGTCCATTCTGCTTAACCCCATTGCTTTCTTCGATGCGTAACCCGACATCAGGTTCCCCATTCGTTTTTAAAGAGTGGCACTTGTAGTCGATCACTGTACCTCCAGCCTTTTCGCATTGCCATTTCTGCCACTGCACGATTGTTAAGGGTATACACCCGCTCAACACCACCGACAGGCATAATATACACAGGACCTTGAAACCCTGCCGCACGATATTCCTCAACAGCTCGCTCAGCATCTTTAAGGTCCTCCTCTGTTGCTACTACAAACTTCAAATACACATACCCGTAATTTTCATAATCACATACTACTTCTGGTTTAATAGCATCATCCCACGGCTCACCTGAGCAAGGAAGTTTGGCACTTACACTAAATGTGATCTCACGTTGAAAGTCTAAATTAGGCATTTGCCATTGTATTAGATAGTCTTTAAATCCTTTTGTTAACCGCATTGTACCGTTAGTTTCAAAAGTGATTTCTTTAAGACGTTGCATCCTAGGATGACTTAACAAGTCCGGATAAGCACGTTGCCAACCCAGCAATGGCTCACCGCCTGTAATAACCAAATGTTCATCCTGCCATTCGCCGTTTGGTAGCATTTCCATAATGCGTTCTACAATTCCGTCAGTTTCAACTAATGGACTAAGATCTTTAAAACGAACATCCCAACTAGCGTAACTATCACAACCAGTTGATACTAGTGGGAGCTCATTATAATCTTTAAATTCTACAATACGTTCTGCAATGGCTTCACGTTCATTTGATAATTCACCACGTGGCATACCAAAACCTTGACAGGTAAAGTTACAGCCAAATGTACGCAAGAAAACAGACGGTACACCCATGTAACGTCCTTCACCTTGTATACTATAAAATAGTTCTGCTAATTTAATCTTACTCATTCAGATCTTCCGCTTGTGCAACTATCATTCCAAATTTCTTGAGCTTGTTTTTTATATTGCTCAAGATCCCATTTGTCTTTAGCGGCTTTATAAGCATCTTCAGTTAAGCCATGCCAGCCGCAACAATCACCAGTTGGGCTACGGCCACAACCGCATGTTCCTAATTTCTTTCCAGGTTCGGGTACTCGTACTTGCATTTCTATATTCCTTAAAGTGTCTTAATATTGTACTTGGACTTTTGATTAAAGTCAAGTCTTATGGTAATTACCTTTACCAGGGATAGTGTTTCGAACACCACCAATTGGGTCTTCTACATCACCAGCACGTCTGGGGATAAGATGAATGTGCGGCCAATTAATGGTTTGTCCAGCAGTTGATCCAAAATTGAGGCCAATATTAAAACCATCACATTCGTTATTTTCTATCATTGTTTTGCCTTGTTTAATGGCATCTTCAAACGCATCTTTTAATACTCCTATGGTATTATATTTAGGCACAAACAATAAATGACCAGGTGTGCAAGGATATTTGTCTCGAAACACTACTACATGGAAATCTTCTTGAACACAATCAGTCCAAGGAACATTGGTATCTGTAATGCCTTCTGGTCCATCAAATATTTTGTCAATCATTTTATTTCCTCTAGTCTAGGTGCATAACATCCTAAATGTTGTACAGTAACAGCACTTGCTTTAATAGCAAATTGAATAGCCGCAGGCATATCGGTAGTATTTAGGTATTCGTAACATAGTGCAGATAAAAATGTATCACCAGCTCCGCACACATCGGCTACTTCTACAGATTTAGCACCAAATGCAAAATCTCCATAAACAACTCCTTTGTCTCCATATGTAACAATTAACCCACACGGAACTCCTGCTGGAAAACTTGTAGCACGACTATTTTCGAGTTCGTTAATTTTAATAAAACAACCTTCTAATCTTGCTAGGTCTGTTTTCTTTGTATCAACAAAAATGGGACCGGAGAAGTTCTTACGAAGGTCTTCGATAAGTTCGTAGCTGATTGTTCCTTTGTTATAATCACTAATAACAATAGCATCATATACTAACGGAACAGTAGTTTCAAGTTTAATAGGAGTGCATTTTTTATCGTCGTCAATTCGAACAATATGTTGCTTACTTCGAACATCTATTAATCGAGTTTTAATAGATGTTTCTTCATGTAGGAATGCAACATCGCACCCTAGTGTCTTTAAATTTTCAAAAACATTTGCCGCCATCCCTGACCGTTGCTCTTGATAGCTATATTTAAATATAGGAACTGGAGCTTCTGGGCTAATACGGTCTACGGTACCGTACTGATAGATATCAAGACACCTATCGCCTATCAATAATATCTTGAATTGTTTTTGTTGTTGAATGTTCTGTTCTGTCATAATAAACTACTTTTGGAACTAATTCTTTACCTACTACACTTCGATTTTTATAGTCACTGCCTTTGACCATAATATCAGGATCATAGATTTTAATTTTTTCTATTAGTGATTCTCGACTATTAAAAAACCACACATCGTCAACTGCTTTAATATTCTTTAACATAAACCAACGATCGTGTTGATTGTTGATTGGTCTTCCTTGGCCTTTAAGTTCTCTAACACGGTCATCTGTATCAATTAGTACTAATAGGTAATCACCTAAACTTTTAGCATAATTTAACATTTCGATATGTCCGCGATGCAGAATATCAAATGTACCGTTAACTATTACTTTGGTCACGTTGGCTATCTCCTGGCATTACACGATAGTTGTCTTCTACGCTATCTGGAGTTGATACTTCAATTATATCACCTTTTTCTAAACAAATAAGTCTATGTGGAAGTAGTGGCTCATTATGCCACACGCTATTTTTTTCTAGCATCTTTGTGTAAACTTTAGCATCTTTAGTATCAATATATTCAACTAAAAACTGTCCAGAAAGTACAAACCATGTCTCATCTTTTTCTGCATGAAAATGCATACTAAACTTAGCACCAGTATTAAAGTGCATAAGTTTACCGCAGTACTTGTCATTAGTGGCCCAAATTAATTCATGGCCCCAACCTTTATCAACAAATCCTACTTGTCTTGTCATACTGCTGTCTCATAAATCTTAGACCATTTCTTGAGCTTTTCAATTTTAGCATCTGCGGCTTTTTCAATATTGGTCCAACTAACGATATCCATTTCTTGCAAGATATTGATCATAGCATATAGATCACCGAGTTCTTCTTCAAGATGTTCACGGTTAGTTTTAGGCTTACCGGGTTTATAGTTGTCTAATCCAAACCGACTAATTTTAGAGACTGCTTGGATTACCTCGGCACATTCTTCTTGTAGAATGTCCATTACTTCTTTTTCTTGTGTTGTCATTTAGTCCACCATTCTTCGTACGGAAATTCAATCCATACATTATTTTCGGCTTTGTTAACTTCCATGCCAACAAAGTCCATTCCAACATTGCATTTGCTTGATAAGTTATCTACAATAACTGCAAATTTTACATTTTGATTCCATACGTGTTCCCACCTTGGATCGCATGGCAAGCAACTACTTTGCCAATCTTCCATTAACCAGTTTAACGTGGATCCTTGATCATTAATGTCATCAACAACTAAAATATTCTTACATAACGGATCACCGAGTTCCGAAGCATTGAACCCAAATGCATCTTCGGCCATCCAACAGTTACTTTCACATTCCCCGCCGTCACGTAGACTAATTTTAAGAGTTTCACACGGGATGTTAAAATACTGACTGATCATTACTGCTGGTAACAATCCACCGCGAGTTAGTCCTACAATATAATCTGGGCGCCAATCGGTGAGTGTAATATCTCTACAGATCTTTGCAACTAGTCCTTTAAATTCTGCGTCATTAATTACGAGCTTGTTCACGCCTTGCCTCCAAGTATCTTTCGTTGTGAATCCATTTGTTGTTAACTAAAAATCCCCATTCTCTCTTCTGGGGACCGGGCATAAACAAAGTCCATGCTGTTACATTTGGATCTAATTCTATCCTATGATATGAAGTAGGACTACATATACGGAAATGCCCCGGACCTCGCCATTGTTTGTATTCGGTAAATTTTTTACCTAATGAATCAAATACAGGAATCCATTCCCAATAGCCACCTTTTAAAATTAGCGTAGCATAAGGCCATGGATGATCATGCACATCATCGGGGTCTGATTTAAGAAACTTGTGTACAAAGATATTAAATGGAAATTTTTTTCTGTCTTTAAGGAAGACATAATACCGTTCCAAATATGGCTCCGCAGATTCTCTGTCCATAATAATTCTCTTTCGATCATGTTTCTCTAACCAATTAAGAATCTTATCTGTTACTTTCATCTTCACTCCTGCATAGTTCATACACTAGTTTAAAGTCATTCCAGCTCTTTTGTAAAGCAGGATATTTTTCAATCATTCTACCTAACGTAATTGGATCCAATCTGTACGTTTCTAACCAACCTGCTTGTTTCTCAATTCCGTAATCTTCTTCGTACATTTCGTGAAGCACATCTTTAATATGCTTCACTGTTTAAGGGTTTCCATCGTAATGATTTTAGCAATCTCTTGTCCCAAATCTTTACCATCTGTAATGATATATAAACCACTATGACTACGATCCTTGTGTCGATCATATGTGCTGGTTTCTACAACCATACCACCATTGGCTTTGTAAACTTGGAATCGAATTCCTTTATCGCTATCTAATGTAGGACCTCGACCAATACCTATAGCTTGAGATGTTGCCATTTTTAATACTTCATTTGGATAAACATCTTGTGCGCTGTTTGCCCAATCACGTAGTTTAAGTTTTAACCAATTCATTTGCATCCTTCCAACCAGGCATCAAGCCTACTTACTGCTTCATTAAAATCAATTGCCCATACTTTGGCATATATGACACCTTCTTGGATTATTATATCAAACGGTACAACACCGCCGAGCATAAACTCTTCTGGAACATCAACTGTTACAGTAAATTCTTCTAAATTCTTTGCACGATTAATAAAATGATCGGCAATATCTTTGGCTGTTGTTGTCATCTTGGGGCAAACTCCTGTTGTAGTTTAATGTTATCAAAGAATTCTTTCTTTGTATGCGGATCAGTATTAAATGCACCTTTAAGTACTGTTGTTTGTGTCAAAGAACTATGTGCCATAATGCCACGATTCTCACAGCAACCGTGTATGGCTTGAACATAGACTGCTACGTTTTCTGAGTCAGTAGCCTTGCTAATTTCGCGGGCGATGTCATTACAAAGTTCCTCCTGGAGTGTACCTCGTCTAGCACACCACTGGGCAATTCGTGTGTACTTTGAAAGTCCGATGAGCTTTTGTGCGGCAATAATACCAATATAAGCAACACCAGAAACAGGTTGGTGATGATGACTGCACATACTACGCAACTCACTGCGAACAACCAACATACCTTCGTAGCGGTCTTCCGAGTCATTTGGAAATGCAGTTGCGTCTGGTGCTGGTTCATATCTTCCTGCCATTATTTCATTAAAGTACATTTTAGCCAGTCGACGGGCTGTACCTTTGCTGTTTGGATCGTTTTCTCGATCGATAAGCAACGTATCTAACACTCGTTCAAATGCTACTGTTGCTTCATTGATTAGTTTTTCTTTATCTTCTTCGCTAACATATTCGCTAATGTTATCTCCGGCCCAGAAACGTTTATTATCACGCTTCATCTTAAATCGGATAGCATCACCTAGATATGCTTCTTCGTAATCTTTATCAGACATTGCATCTGCGGCTTTAACAAATACTTCTTTCTTTAAAGGTATGTATTTGTCTTCGGCAAAAGATCTTGTATCTTCTGCACTTATAATTGGATCTACTGCAAATTCTTTTGTCAATTTATTATTCTCCGAGTTAATGTCGTGGATGACACTATATTATACAATATTATTTAGGTTCCGTCAACCTTAGTAAAGTATTTTTCTTTACCGCGGCATCTAGTACGTTTAATGGAATATTTAGGCTTTCTGCATATTTGAGTAATGCTACTGTATCTTTTGGAAAACATGCACCACCAAATCCAAAAGATCCATCAGGTCCTGGAACCTGCAAATGACTGCGGCCAATCCGGTCATCAGATCGAATCATTTTAATAATCTTATTATAATCCAATCCTGCGGCAACGGCTAATTGTTGCAATTCATTCATGTAGATTACTTTAGTAGCTAAGAATGTATTGATTGCGTACTTCGCTAATGATGCCTCTCCAATAGAACAATGGAAAACTTGATCAAGCAACGGTAAACTTAATTTAACAATACGCTCGGCTTCGTGTCTGTAGGCTCTTATTGCACCACCAATGATGGCAAATTTTTGATTTAGGTAATCTGTTTGAGCATTAGCCGCAGTTAAAAATTCTGGATTATGAACTAGGTTAGGATATAGTTTATTCAGTGCTTCGTACTTACTCGGGGGAGCAGTACACTTACTAATAATAACACCTTGATAATCTTTTAACCGTTCTAAAACACTTTCAAGTATACTAGTATCACAACTCATGTCGGCGTTCATAGGACTAGGTACGCAAACAAATATACCTTCGCAATCTGTTAGATCTGAATAAGTTCCATTTGCACGAGTAGGGTCCACATCAACTTTTACAATCTCAGTCATGCTAGATTCAAAAGAAGATGCAATGGCACTACCGACAAATCCTAGGCCAATAATGCCTATTTTGTTAAAATACATTATTTGATACTTTCTAATAGTACTGTTGCACTAAAAAATTCTTCAGTTAAACATTGAGTTTGTTTTTGTAATTGTGGCAAGTATTTGTCGTAATTTTCCATATATTGTATGATTTTCATACAGATTTCTTTACGATGAATAGTATATGCTTCAAATGACTCTGTCCACGCACTAGGGTACTTAAATGTATCAAAAGCCATTTCGCTATAGCTTAAACGATCTGGAACCATAGGTATTGCATTTACTAATGCACCTTCATACCAACTAATACCTAGTGTTTCTTGTAAGTTAGCACTGAACACTAACTTGGCTTCTCCTAGCAAATTATGATATTCGTTCTTTGATAGTTGTTGTTCCTGACAAATAACAAATTCATATTGTGGTAACTGTTCTTTGAGATCTCTAAAAATCTCAACTTGCTTTTCAGGAGCAAGACGATGCGGAAATAAAATAAGATCACGCTTGGGCATATTCTTATACATAGTTAACGTTGCATCCATATACTCCATGGGCCAACCTGTACGTACAACCTTGTTGTTGAACACAACATCATCTAAGACAGTCTTATACATTGTTTGTCTACGATCTGGATCTGCTTGGATCAAGTTTTTGTAAAACATGTGAATGTGAAAGTCAGTGGCAAAATAGTTATGATCAAACGCATGGTAGAAACTCTTTTCAGCATTTCTAACCCAAGGCTTATCACCGACTAGTCGTCCTAAAAAGTCTTGTGGATCATAACTGCCAGCATGCCATAAGCCATGTGTGGTTACCGGAATGCCCAGTAATTCACTCATATACTTTAGGTTAATGATGCCAGGATGCCAAGCATCAGTAAAAATGAAATGATCCCCTGCGCTAACAGATCCGGAGCAAAATAAACGGCCCATCTGCTCAACCTGACTAGCCTTGTATATATTGGTACCACCAAAATTAAGAAAGGCGCCAGGAGTAGTGGCACTAGGAATGTCCGTAGGACCAGAGATAATTTGAACATTATGTCCTCCTTTTTGTAAGAGAGCAGGTACATGAGTCTTCCACTGACCCGTGTACCTTGTTTCAACACTTTCTAGATCAACTAGAAAAACTGTCATTAATAAGCATCCTGACGAGCTTTAGCTTCACGTCGAGCTTTGCGTTGCAAATACTCCTGTGTGCGTTGCCAATCTTTGTATTCTTTAGATCTGTAAAGATCCTTAGCATCAAAGTTAATCATTTCCAAACGGCAATGATCGTGCCATGCCTCGAGATCCGAGAATAGTTTACTGACTTCTGGCTTCATAGTCAGATACTTATTGAGCCATTTTGGCTGTGCCATTTTGTGTTTCCTTAGATAACAATGGATTGTGAAGGGCGAGTAAGATTATAAGAAATAACGCATCCGTTCTCACCGTCCTCGGATACGTCAATTATTACAGCACGGTTTGGATACCTTGCCGCAATCTGGGAATACAAGTCGTCTGCAATCATTTCGCAAGACTTGTAGTTTAGTTCTAATACGGAATTTTGACCATTATACAGCGATAGGAGCCATCGCTTGAACTGGATAAACTCGATGTCCCTGTCATTGTGGAACACATCGATTGACACCCGGAAGTGAAAGATATGACGGTGAGGGCTAGCAAGAAACGCAACATTATATTCATCATCTGTATTTAATGCTGGATCAGTTGCCGCGGCTGGATAGCAGTGGATGCCTTCTTTTTGGAAGCTAACCCAAATTTTACGATTAGCGGCTTCTTTGATAGTTTCAATGCTCATTTTATATTCTTCGCTGTGATAGGACCCTTACCTTGAAGTCCAAAGTTTTCTTTAATCGCCGACCCACAAAGTGTGCGTTGGTATGCCGCTTGCTCTCCGGGTCCTTCTGTAGTAAATCTAAGTTCATAACATATTGTAGCACATTCTTCGATAAGAAGTCTAGCAAAAAGTTCTTGATTGACAATGGGTACGCCCATAATGTCTTCTGTTGCGTTACTTAAAATTGTTTGTATTTGTGCGTTCATTTTATAATCTCATCCTTGCCATATTGGTCCCAACTGGTAAACTTATCTCTACCAAGCAGGTCATGTAGGTTATGACACCACACTCCGTGATTTGTTGCGGCAAAATCTACATCGTCAATCTTAATTGTAGCATTATATCCTAACTGTGTCAAGTAGGGCAGTTTAACCGAAATCTGCGGAATAAACTTTCGATGTTCGACCAATGCACTTTCAAGGACACCTTCTACCACACTTACGTCAAAGTCTAGTGTACACCAGTA